GATTCACAAGATATTAAATATGTCGTCAACTCTATTTTATCGGCGATTGATTTATCAAAACTTGATGATGAAGATAGAGATGACATTTTGGACAAACTTGAAGAGTATGATGAATATGATATGGGTGAAGAGGGCGATTTGGATTTATCAGGAGAAGATTTGGGGACTGAAGAACCTATTCCTGGTGAAAATATGGGAGAAGAAGAACCAATTCCTGGACCTGAACCAACAAATTTAAAAACAGAATCCAAAGTCGATAAAGTACTTAAAAGTTATTTCAAAATTAATGATATTGAGAAACCTCTTTTGGAAGAAAAAAGAAAAAGGGATTTTCTTAATGATAAAATTAATAAAATAAATATTTTAAAAGAAATTGAAAACTTGAGTGAATCTTCTAATCAATATTTATCCGCTAAGTTTTTCTTAAAAGAAAACCCAACAGCCAAACTAGTTGGTAAAACAAATAAAGAAAATTTAGTTTTTGTAAAAAACAATAAACAGATAAAAATAACACCTAGAGGAAGAATTTTATGAAATTAATATTTGTAAATGAATTAGGACCTAACTTCAAAGGAGATAATATATATGAATTTATATTTTCTAATCTTGATGACGTTTGGGGTGAGGATTGGGATGCCGAGCCGGCGGCCAGTAAACCATTACCACCAAATATTAATTTTATTAAACATGTCGGTGTTTTAAAAAATTCTGAGATTGATTTAGAATTAATTCAAAACTCAGATTTTTTTGGTATGTATGATTCCATTGATGGTGTGATAGCATTGGCGTGGGAAAAATCAGATAGTCATGAAATTATAATTAATAAAAGAAAACGCTTGGTTTTCAATTATGGAAACACAATTTCAGAAGTAGAAAGTAAGCTTTACGAAAGAGATGTCGTATTAAAATGGGAAAAAAATTTAGTGCAAAATGAAACATATGAATCCTAAATTGGCAAAACTCTTGTATGAAGGGTTTTCAATTATTACTTTAGAAAATTTAAATAGTAGTCAAATAAATGCTCTATATGAAAGAGTTAAGAAAGCAGAAACAAAAGAAGAAGAAACTAAATTAACTAAAGTTTATAATTTGGGTGACAAAAACGATAAGGATAAATTTATTGATGCTGCTAAAAATGTTACTGATAAAAATAAAGTGAATTTCGATTCAACTAATGACACCGCATCTGTCAGTGAAAAAGAAATAAAAGAAAAGGCGGTATCAAAAAAACAACAACAGTTTTTTGGAATAGTTAGAGGAATGCAAAAAGGTGATATACCTAAAAAAGGTAAAGCCGGTAAAGTATCTAAAGAAATTAGTGTTAAAGACGCTAAAGATTTTGCAGAAACAAAACATAAGGGTTTACCAAAAAAAGTAGAAACAAAAGAGGAATCTAAAAATTTTATTCAAAAAGCCACCAAAAAAATGGAAAAAAAAGGGACTGAGGGCTCTTTCTCTGAATACTGTGGTGGTAAAGTTACAATGGCATGTATTAAAAAAGGATTAAAAAGTGATGATCCTAAAATAGTGAAAAAGGCAAACTTTGCAAAAAATATAGGTGGTTATAAAGGTGCTGATCACGGGGAAAAAAATGAGGTAAAAAAATTAGAAGAAAATATTTTAAAGTTAGTAAACAATTACATGAATCCACATGTGACAAAAAATGAAATTGTTGGTATGATAAATAAATTTAAAAGATAATGGATGTCAATTTCGAAAGAACAAGCATTATTAGAATACGCAAGGTGTGTAAAAGATACCCCATACGCACTAAGAACTTATTTACAAACATACGATAACACACAATCACAATACGTACCATTAGAACTTTTTAAAGATCAAGTAACACTTGTTAAAGACTACGACGAATGTGAAGAAAACATTGCATTAAAATATAGACAAGCCGGAGTATCTACTGTAACATCCGCTTGGGCATCAAAAAGACTTGTTTTTGCGAATAAAAAGAAACCTGAGAAAATTTTGATAATCGCCAACAAAATGGATACTGCAGTTGAGATGGCGAACAAAGTTAGAGCGTTTGTCGAACAATGGCCCAAATGGATTGGTGTCACCTTTTCTAATGAGAAAAATTCTCAGAGACATTTTAAATTAACAAATGGTTGTGAGGTTAAGGCAGTTGCAACATCAAAAGATGCGTTAAGAGGTTATACACCAACAATACTTATTTTTGATGAGGCAGCATACATCAATGCTGACGAAGACTTTTGGTCCGCTTGTATGGCGTCACTTTCTACAGGAGGTAAAGTTATTGTAATATCAACCCCTAACGGTTTCGATCCAATTTATTATTCAATATACAGCCAAGCAATAAAGGGGATGAATGATTTTAGAATCACTGAAATGTATTGGTTTCGTGATCCAAGGTATTCTAAAGACTTAAAATTAATAAAATGTGATGACATAGTGCATTATATGTTAAATCGTTCTGAATACGTGGACAATGAAATAACAATTGATTATAGCAACATCAAAGTTAGTGATAGAGATTTTGAGGAAATAAAACAAAAAATTGAACATGGTTACAAGGCATATAGTTCTTGGTTTGAATCCATGGCTAAAAAATTAAAATTTGATAGGAGAAAAATATCACAAGAATTAGAGTGTAACTTTTTAGGTTCCGGAGATAACGTCATACCTCCTGAGACAATGAAATCAATCAAAGACAATCAAATAAGGGAACCTGAAAATAAAATGATGGGAGGGGCTCTTTGGCAATGGAAAGAACCGATAGTTGGACACCGATATATATTAGGGTTAGACGTATCAAGGGGTGATAGTGAAGATTTTACAACATTTACAATTATAGATTTTGATGAAAGAGAACAAGTAGTTGAATATATTGCAAAAGTACCGCCAGATGTTGTTGCTGAAATTGCGTTTAAATGGGGTGGACAATATAATGCATTTATTGTAACTGATATAACAGGAGGTATGGGGGTTGCAACTTCAAGGAAATTACAAGAATTGGGATATAAAAATCTTTATGTCGATGGTTTAAATCAGAGTGATAAATGGAAATATGATCCTAAATCATTGGAAAAAATACCTGGAATTAATTTTAATTCAAAACGAGTTCAAATTGTTGCCGCCTTTGAAGAGTATTTACGACATGGGTTTGGTGTTAGATCTCAGAGACTTTATAATGAATTAAACACTTTTGTTTATATAAATGGTAGACCTGATCACCAAAAAGGGCAACATGATGATTTAATAATGGCTATGGCAATGGCTATATATGTTGGTGAGACTTCTTTTGCACAATTAGAAAGGGCAACAGAACAAGCTAAGGCAATGATTAATTCTTGGACAACAGAATCAACAACTTTTAGAGATTCTCATCAAAATTTTAACCCTTCCATCCCTGTAACAAATTTTAATTATTCTTCAGTTAGTAACCATTCAGTGACTCAAAAAGATTATGAAAACTATTTATGGTTATTCGGAGGAAGAAGGGTTTAATTATAAAATACACAGATTATCTTTAAAATAAAAAGAAAATGGCAGAACAAAAATATACCGTATGGCAGAGATTAGGGAGAGTGTTTGGACCTAACTCTACATTGGATCAACAGTCACCAGTTTTTAAATTTGATAAAAAAGAACTTTTAAAAACAACTGATAAAACGGAATATGAAAGAGAAAAATTACAAGCACAACAGACTATGTACATTGGACAACAATGGCAAAAAGTCGAAAGTAATTTATATCAACAAGCGGTTTATTACGAACCGACAAGACTAGCATCTTTTTACGACTACGAATCAATGGAGTATACTCCTGAAATTTCCGCAGCGTTAGACATTTATGGTGAAGAATCGACAACACCAGACAAAGACGGACACATATTAAAAATTTATTCTGAATCAAAAAGAATAAAATCTGTATTAGCCGAATTGTTCAATAACAAATTGGATATTAATACCAATTTACCAATGTGGACAAGGAATACTTGCAAATATGGTGACAATTTTGTTTACCTAAAATTAGATCCCGAACAGGGGGTGGTTGGTTGTCAACAATTACCAAACGTGCAGATAGAAAGATTAGAAAAAGGAATGAAATTTAATCCTGATAAATACGGTAAAGAGATTGAAAATGACGCATTAAAATTCACATGGAAAGAAAAAAACATGGAATTTAATACATGGGAAGTGGCTCATTTTAGAATTTTAGGTGACGATAGAAAATTACCATACGGGACATCAATGTTAGAAAAGGCTAGACGTATTTGGAAACAATTATTACTTTGTGAAGACGCGATGTTAATATACAGACTTTCAAGGGCTCCTGAAAGGAGAGTTTTCAAAGTTTTTGTTGGTAATATGGATGATAAAGATGTTGATGCTTATGTACAAAGAGTTGCTAGTAAATTTAAGAGAGACCAAATTGCTGATCCTAAAACAGGTAACGTGGATATGAGATATAATCAATTAGCGGTTGATCAAGACTATTTTATACCTGTAAGAGATCCCTCAGCTACGATGCCTATAGAAACATTACCAGGTGGACAAAACATGGGTGAAATAGCAGACATCGAATACATACAGAAAAAATTAGTAACTTCACTTAGGATTCCAAAAGCCTATTTAGGTTTTGAAGAAGCAGTAGGTGATGGTAAAAATTTAGCGTTGTTAGATATTAGATTTGCAAGAACAATTAATAGAATACAAAAG